GCAAATGCCTTACAAATACCTCTTAATCTTTCGTTAGATTCTTTTCTCTGGGCTTTGATGTCTTCCTTGTAAAGACCGACTCCTTTTGCGATAAGTTCCCTTTCCTGTTTCAAGAACTCTTTTACATTAGCGTCTGTCTTTGCTTCGAACTCCTTTAACTTAGTGTCAATAACTTCGTTAAATACTTTCTTCAAATCTCCTGTTGCTTCGTCTAATCTTTCAGCTTCTTTGATTTCACCCTCTAAAGCTTCCTTGACATCAGCGTCTACTAAATCAAGATTACTCTTTAGCATAGCGATTGCTTCGCTAGACAAGGCAGTAAAACCTTTTTCTTTATACAATGCGATTGCTTCTTTAATACTCATTTTATTTTTCTTTAATTAATAATCTTATTAACTTATTAGTTAGCGACTTTTTGGCTCTGACCTCTTCGGACTTAGTCCTTTCAGGTGCGACCTTTAACCTACTCGCCAAGGCAGTCATCAATTCGCCTTTTGTTGCGTGTTTTATTTTCTTTTCCTCAATTACTTCTTCTTTCTCTAGCTCTTTTACTGGCTCTTCTGGTGTTTCCTCTTCCTCCTCTTCCTCTTCTTCTTCGTCTTCTTCGTCAAATAAGTCATCATCTTCCTCTTCCTCAAACTCATCTACCTCAATCCCCTTTGCTTTTGCCAAGGCTCTGGCATTAGCTGGAACTGATACGGCTGATACTTCTAACAATTCCCATTCAACGATAGTATAATAATCAGTAGTACCGTCTTTATTAAGCTTGAACTTCTTCGGAATAAATCCAATTGATGAGGCATTTAAAAATCCTCCTGCATATAAGTCAAATCCTATCTTTGCCTTTGGATTCTGTTCTACTGCAAATACCCAATCCATCTCTAACTTTGACTTTGCTCCTTTTCCTTTAATTTCGACATTCTCCCCCCTAGCGATAACATCTAAGATGTCATTGTATCTATGAGAATTAAGAATAACAGGATTTGCAAGGAAATTATCTAACTGCACACCAGATTGAACGACCACATCACCGTGCCTATCTGGGTCTTGTGTGGACGCTATCATTCTTAATGTGTAAGTGTCCTTATTGATAGACTTGACTTCAATTGGTAGCTGGACTTTTACTTTCTCGCCAACCTTCATCTCATAGTCTCGTCCATATAGTTTTACTTTATATGTTTTCTTCATTTTTTTATTTTATTAAATTGAACATCGACAGTTAATTACATTCTCAGCTCCTCCTCGCGGATCGCCAGGGAACATCATCGCTTCTCCATTAACATTGAAAGGCTGGTCTAGTGGTACTTCTACCCCGTCAAGATGTGCGTGTGCTTCTCTTGTCTTAGAATCAATCACCGAAACCCAAATCTTTATACCTACCCCTGACTGCTTGTATCCCTCAAATGTACCTTTTTGCATTGCTCCTTGCACTTCTGTCCTCGCTATCATCTTGGCTCTTGCCTTTCCTATATCTTGATAAGTGGACTCTATTCTATTGACTAGCTTATCTCTGCTCTCTGCATTAGCTAGACTTTCCTCGAATTGCTTTTCTAAATCCTTAAAAGTAGTATCGTTAATCTGCCTTGTGAATATTCCTACCTTATCATCAAGCCATACTCGAATATTTGTATCTAGCTTAAACTTGTCATAACTAGATTGACCTCCGTCTGTTAGTATCTCTTGCAAGATAGGTAAGAATGTCTTATATCCTATCGACACTTCTAAATCCTTATTAAAGAACTCGTTCATACCCTTTTTGTTCATTGCTGCGATAACTCTCTTTGCTTGTTCTTTGAAATATCTCCTTAATGCTGTTAATAGCAATCGTTCGTTCTTATCTGCTCGTTTAATGTATGCCTTATGATAGGATCGTCTAGTGTTATAATCTCTTAAGGGGTGGTCAGTTTTTTTTTTAACCTCCGTATCATCGTAGTTCTTCTTTTCTTCTGCTGGTGTCATTGGCTCTGCTCCTAAAGTAGTCAAGTTGAAAGGGATTAATATGTCATCTCCGTCTGCTACTGGGTCAAGATTAAGTGCCTGTCGCTTCTCATTGATTGTCATTGCGTAAATGTTATTTGCTGTTTCAAGGTCTTTTCTTTTTTCTTCTCTGTTTTCTGGTGTAGGGTCAATGAAGTCTAAAGTAATATCAGCTGGTGCGATTGCCCAGTCTAGTTTTGTGCATAATGACATCATAAGTGGGGCAATTGTATCTCTTAAGAAGACTGACCTTGACTCTTCGCTATTTGAATACTTAATATCGTCAACATTGGCTAACAATACTTTTGGTACACTGGTCATCAAGCAAATATCGTTAAGGTTAAGGTTCTTGCTCTGGATATATGCCAATTCCTCTGGACTTAGTGATAGTCTGATATAATCTGCGTCAGAACCTAAGAATAGGGGTCTTCCTGACCTCTTGGCTTCTCCAAATTGCTGGACATAGCTATCTTTCATCTCTTGGACTTGATTCTTATTAAGAGGTGCTTTTACTTTTATTATGCCCTCAATCCTTCCTCCGTTCTCTAGCACTGTTGATTGATAGTCTTCTAGTTGTATTCCTGTTGATATGTTCTTGATCCCTGCTGATAATAGGCTCTGTGCTTGTAGCATATTATTAGGGTCTGGTCTAAAATCCCTTATAATCTGCTCTGGACTGTATATAATCCTGCTATTACCTGATTGATAGATGAATTGAGTATATTCTCCTGTAATAGGACTAAATTCAAACTTCATCTTTCGAGGGTCTAATAGGTGCAATCCTAATACTGATTTGCTAGTATATACTCCCTCTTTCTTGCTCTCGATTAAGATATAAGCCTGCCCAAGGACATCTTTATATATCTGCCATAAACGAAAAAACTCATATCCAGAGAATATTTTATTAGGTTTGCTTAATAACTTGAGTAAGTTTTGAGTCTCTGCCTTTTGTACTATCTCGCCTTTTGAGTCTTTGCATACGAACTCTATTTGTGCGACTGTCTCGGCTCTCTTATCGATTGCCTTGTTAGTGTAAAGACTTAACCCATATAAAGACATCGTTCCCCTCTTCTGGTAATTCTCCTTGAAAACAGAAACACCGTCATCTAAGTTGATGGCTTGATTGACTACTGTCTTTTTGAATAAATTTGTTATTTTGGAAAAGTCCATAAAAAAACAGAAAAGCTTATTGCTCTTCTGTTCTTCAGATAGAAGTTATTTATTAATTACATTTTAGCATTTTACTATTTGTTGTCAATAGCTTTCGCCATTTCGTCTATATTCAAGTTCTCTGATGTTTCAATACCCTTAAGATTAACTACCTTACCACCCTTAATAGTGATATCAATCTTAATAGTTCCGAACTTGATTTGCTCTGCTTTCCTCAAAATGTATTCTATCCAGATTTTGTCTTTGTCCATTTTAGAAAAAGATTATTGATTGTTTATTATTGTTTGTATAAATTGCATATCTTGTTGCGTCCATTCCGTGGTCAAAGACTTTCGCTGGTTCGTCTGTTATAGTTCCGTCTGATGTAGTCTTCCACGAATAGAGCTTACTTTCCTTGTAAATATTAGTTGAGTCCTTACAGATATGGACTGGTTTGCTCTTAATAAGGTCTATTCCTAGCTTGACGCTACCCTTTCCCTTGTCTGCTGGTAATATGTTAATCCCTGCGTCCTGTATCTCTTTAATCCTATTAGGGTCTTCACTATCTCCATAAATAATATCTTCAAGTCCTAACTCCTTAATCTTGTCTATAAGCATTGAATTAGTAAGATGTGTTTCATAGATTAACTCTTTACAATAATAGATATCGTCTTTAATTCTTACCTCAATTAATGCAGTAGGGTGATTAAATCCGAAGTCTAAACCGTAAATCCTTTCATCATAGACTTCTGGCAAATCATCGCATAGCTGAAAGTGAGTGAATATTCTTGCTTCTGCTATACCCATAATGCCTAACCCGTATATTCTCCATAAGTTAAGGTCTGTATTCTGCAAGTCTTCTATTTCCTCGATTATCTCTTTCTCTAAAAATGGATTGTCCTTATAAGTTGAATGAATGATAGTTAAGCTCTTCTTAGTCTTTATCTTGTTCTCAATCCAGTGTTCGTCTGAATGACTGGGATTTAGATCAAGATATATTTGCTTTGTAGTTCTCAATGCCAGTTGACTATAATCGTCCCAATTCAACTCATTGGCTTCATTACAGAATAGATAATCTCTCTTTCGTCCTTTTACCTTACCAAAATTATCAACGGCTATAAACTCAATCT